ATCATCAATCGATTGCGATGATAGTTGTGTTGCAATTCCTCTGGTACTTCGTTCAACAACTCATCTAATCTCTTTGCTCGTAGCGGTCTCTGTCGTGCATTGGCCACAAATGTGTCATCAGAACTCAATACATTTGGGATACCATCACCTGTATCGCCTTTGATGATGTGTTCTTTTAGAAAAAGTTCGGGATCATTGCATCTGATCCACTTCTTTCGTACAGGATCGAACTGCTTTACGTTAGCATACTTTTGTAATTGTTGGAAATCTTTGTCACCTGAAAGAATAAGGATTGGTTCACCGCCGAGAGGTTTGCCATGCTCATGACATAGTGTAGCAATAACATCGTCTGCTTCGGCATGTTCTACTCTGACAGTTGGATAAGGGAAGAATTCGGCGAGTTCATCGCGGACCATGTTTAGCACACGAAAAATCTCATTCCAATCTAGTCCGGAATCTTGTCGATTCTTCTTACGATTTGCTTTATAGTACGGGAAAAACTGTTTGCGCCAGTTAGACGTAGCATCGCAAGCGATGACTAGCTCGCCGAATTCTTTTTCGAACTTGACTTTGTTTGAGCGTATTGAGTTGAGGATCATGTGCCGTAGCAAATCCTCGTTCACTTGAACATTCTTTGGGCCGCTGACCATCAGATTGGCAAGGGCCACCTGGTTGTAATCTAAAATAATCACTGTTAAACTCCACTTATTTACTGGTATATTCTACCAAATAAAAGTGGTCTTGTAAACCTAAAAATCAAATTCCAATTGGGGACTCTGTTCTGGATCTAACGATTGATCTGAATATAACTGCGCACTAAACAGTTGGATTGGATGATCAAAGTTATTCATCTTATACACAAACGATTTGAGGGTCTCGTATAAGAAAGATACATCCGTGACATGTTTCTCATCGTCTATACGATAGTTATCGTTGTACATACTAGTCAGTAGATCACTGAGAAATTTATCAGTGTCAAGATCTGCTAGCTCGTAAGTACTATAGCTCATGAAACCATCTTCAATGGCCATTTGCTCGAGTCTTCGTTCCAGAGGAAACTCTATGACATTATCTTTCATAGAGTTATTTATATCAGGCTGTTTTGTAGGAAAAGATTTCACCCTGATCCTCTGGTATTGATCTGTCTTGTACAGTATTAATCAATGCAGACATCAGAGAGTTCCATTCAGATTCTCTATTTTCCCAACTGTAGAATGTGTCAGTGTATACCTTCGTAGGACCAGTGTTATGGAACATCTCTTTGTAATGTTCGATACTCAAATCAAGCATATTATACAAAGCACCAGCATGTTGTTGTGGTTCTGCGTAGAACTGATACATGTTTGTCCAATGTGATGCTGTTTCAAACAATGCACCATAGTTAGAGTGTACACAAACACATTTTGCTGACATTGCTTCCATTAGAGAAAGACAAGACGTTTCATTCCATAGCGATGGATATGCAAAAATATGTGCATTCTTCAATGCATCGACAACGACATCATGTGGCTGTGCACCATGATTAGTGACATGTGGATTGCTCTCTAATCGATCGAACACATCTTTGTATTCTTCATCACGCTTTCCCCAACCATAGAGATCGAATGACGAATACACATCAAGATGCAGATTGTCGTGTTTTTCTACTAGCTTTTCGTATACAGCTGTAAGAATGTTGAGACCACGATGAGGAGTAGTGTGATAGATGAGATTGATCTTACCATCATCTGGCTTATCATGCTCAGGAATCGGATCAATAAAATTCCGCAGTACTACACACTTTCCCCATGGTATGTTATAAGCATTGATATATGCTTGCATTTGCCAGTTAGATACAAACACAAACTTATGGAACTTCTCTTTGCCATGAGGTGTCTTCAAAAAATCTGATTCAGGATCACCAGGTAAGTCATGCGCCCAAAAGATTCTGATCTTATCATCTTCAAGTTCTCTGACTCGTGATGATACAATCTGACACTCAGCTAATAACTCTTTCTTTGCTCGTTCAGCTAGTTTACCAGTAAGAACCTCAGTGCCACCTCGAGATTTCTCGTTTGTTTCATTTAGGCGAAACTCACCACCAATAATCTCTGCCATTATACAGTCTCTCTGTCCTTCACGATGTTATCGTTACGAACAACTTGCACTGCACCAAGTTTACCCCTTGATGTAGGCTTTGTGAATGGAATCAAACAAAGCGTATAGTTATTATCGTGCTTTCCCATAGGATAAACGATCTGCTTTGTTTTCTTGATTCGATGTACGTCTAACATTATAAACCACTCTCTAAATAATAAATTAAGTCACCAATGGGTTCGCCATTGACAACAGTAAAAGGAAATCCTTCACATTCAGGATACATTTTTTCGACTGCTTCAACTGGTATTTCAGTATGTACTTCTAACCGTGTGCACTCGATACCCTTTTGATCGATATACGTCTTTAACATTTCACAAGGTGGACAACCATCTTGTGTAAAAACTAGAATGCGATCAGCCACTGAAGTATTTCCTCAGAATTTCGAGCTTATCTTCCCACTCTGCCATCTTTGCAATCTCTTCTTCGATTGTCAATAGCACGTCAGGATGCTCTGCGACACCTACATTCTTTTCTAGCATGATGTCGATGTTTACCTTATGACGATAGATATTCGCTCTGAACAGCGCATCTAAAGTCTCTACGATTTCTTGTCGTCTTTTTTCTTCAGCCATTTTCCGTTCACCTTTCCGCCGATAAATTCGTTGTAGTATTCTTCTGTGAGCAAT